CTTCCGGCCGTGGCGGTGGGCCTGAACTACCCTTACCGCACACTCACTTCGTCTGGAGCGGTGCGATGTGCGGCAGGCTTTCGCAGTACACAGGGCTTCATGAGTTCGTCGATGCGCTATCGATGCCCAACGCGTTGGTCAACCTTGTCGGCGAGCAGCCCGAGCGCTACAACGTCGCGCCGTCGACGGCGGTGACGACGCTCAGATTGGAAGGGGACGCCCTGGTCGCCCAGGCGATCAGATGGGGATGGAGGCCGTTCTGGGCCCGTGATCGCGCGGCGCCGATAAACGCTCGAGTCGAAAAGGTGGCGCATGGACGCTTCTTCAGCACCGCGTGGCGCCATCGCGCGCTGACGCCGATCTCGGGCTGGTTCGAGTGGGTCGATGGAGGCGAGGCGCGGAAGCAACCGTTCCATATCCAACACCGGGACGGGAGTCCGATCCTATGCGCGGCCATCGGCCAGTTTCCTGGCCTCGATGACGAACCGGCAGATCACCATGGGTTCGTGATCATTACCGCGGACGCCGAGGGCGGCATGGTCGACATCCATGATCGGCGTCCTGTTGTGCTGTCACCCGAACTGGCACGCGAGTGGCTTGACCCTGCGACGCCGCCGGAACGCGCGGAGCAGATCGTGCTCCACCAGGGTGAGCCGAGCGAGTCGTTCCGGTGGTACGCGGTCAGCCGAGACGTGGGGAACGTCCGAAACCAGGGCGCCCATCTGATCGAGCCTCAGCGCTCCGCTTCGTAAGCAGCAACGCCTGATCCGACGGCAATCCAGCCATCCGGCGAGTGCGCGGTCTCGCAGATCGATACGTCCACCGTCTGGCCTTCCTTGGGCTCGGCTGGAAGGATCGCCGCAGTGCGCCGCAGGTCGTTCGAAGACGGCGCGAAAGTGCTTTCAGAGCAGTGGAATGCCCATATCCCGTGCTTGCCGGAACTGCCGACCTGCCTGTCGAGCTTCAGCGTCCACTTCCCCGCCAATCGAATCACCAGCATGTCGCGCCCCTTGTAGGAAAAGGCCGTAGTCTACAACTTCAGGGGCACACCATGTTCCCGCCTACGAACTCGCACGCCGGCCCACCATTCGCTGGGAAGTGAGTATTTCCAGCTCCTCGGTTGTACCGGACGCCGTTGCTATCCCAGCAACCGCCAGAATCGCAATTCGTGATCACGCCAGGTGCTGGCCGAGCCGCCGGCGCCGGCAGGACTTGCCGCTGCCTGCTATCAGTTTTCCCCGTCCGGGCAGGGGGCTCCTCACCGCCGACGACGGTGACCCGAACGCCAGGAGAGCCGCCCCTGCTTCGTTCCGGCAGTTGCTCGCTGCGGTACTGGGTGCTGTCGAGGGTGTTCGCGGGGGCGACATCAATGGCCGAGGACGAGTGACCGTCCGCGCAGCCTTGATCCGAAAATGTGACCTTTCCAGCGGCATCGACGCATCGGTATACCTGAGCTGCCGAGGCTGAAGGGAAAGACAGCAAAGCGAGCACGGCAAGTGAGGCCGTTGCTCGATAGAAACCCTTGAGGTGCTGCATGACCAACTTCCTTTGGTTGAAGCTCCGTACGTATCAAGCGTACCAGCATCAGCCATGCAGCGCTGTGACGACAGCCTTATGGCGCTACGGATTCCAGCGCCTTGATTCGGGTGGAAAGCGCTATAAATGCAGTTTGCAGATTCGGTGCTGCCGCCAGACCACTACCAGCGTCTTCGGCGATTGCATGGTTGTGGTTGCCAGCCGCTGCGGTAGTAGCGGTTGTACCGATCGCAAGGCTGGATGTTCCCGCGCCAATAGCCTCCCTTGCTGTTGCGGCATCAGCACCAGCCGCAATAACAGCCGGTTTCCCTGTCACATCCCCCCAGGCAGGCGCATAGTTTCCCGCTTTGGCGGTGGTTGCGGTAGTGCCCAACTGCAGATTAGAAGTGCCGGCCCCGATTGCTGCACGCCCGTCTTCCTCGTTGACGGCCGTCAGCAGAGATTTGCCGATGACAGAAGCGTCAGTGATGTCCTCCACCACGATGGTGACAGGGCCGGTGCCACCACCATCCGGCGTGCCCTTGACCAAAGCCTGGTAGACGGCCTTGTCATCGGGGTAAAGCAGGATAGGCGCACCGAGCGGCTGCCAGCCATCGGCGATGGCCTCGGTCATGAAGCGCTCGATCTGGTCGATAGGTGCCTTGAGCACCCGATATGCGGTGTAGGCCATGGTTTCCTCCCTACGGGGTCGGTTCTTGGGGAATCAACCGGGCGCGACACGAATTGTAGGCCGCGCTCAGGGTCTCGACTTCGCTCAGGGAGTCGTTAAAGCGTCGAGAATTTTCTTCCGGTAGTAGCCCGTAGGCCGAGGCGGCGTCTCCTGCACCAGCTTCGGCGGTGCCGGCTGCGTCACCTGCGGCGCCACCACTACAGCCCCCACCTGCGGCGGGGGCGATGCGCACGCGCACAGGGCGGTCGCGCAGCTCACCAGCAAGGCGAGCGATTTCAGCCTGAGCATCGTTGTCCTTCCTCTCTTGGTCGGCAGCGGCCTTATTGAGCGCTGCCTGTTTCATGTCGCGCTGCGCGGTCAGTTCGGCCAGCTTGGCCTCAGCCTTGGCGTTCTGCCGCTCCACCTGGTCGCTCAGCGACTTCAGGTTGGCGGTGGCGTCCTGGTACAGGTGCCGATAGGTCAGCGTGCTGGCCACCAGGCCAGCCAGCGCTATCGCAGCCAGAACGGCGCCCAACTCGCGGGCGGTCATTGCGGCACCTGCACGGCGATGCATTGCGCATGCCGCTCCTGCTGTCTGGTCCACACACCTTTGCAGCCCTTCGGCCCCCAGTTCTTCGGCAGAGAGCAGTCTCGGCCTGCCTGGTTGCGCCACTTCAGCAGGTCGTCGCACGCCTGCCGGTAGTTGCCGGCGAGCAAGTCGCGGCGCATCGAGCTACCGCGCCAGTTGGTGATGCCGAACTGGCCCGTGAAATCCAGGTACAGGTCATACTCTTCCTGGAACAGCTTCACGCCGGGCAGCGAGTCGCGGAACTGCTGTTCGTCCTTCGCCATCAGGCTGCGCGCCAGTTGTTCGCCGCGCTGGCGGGTGATCGGCGGATCGGTCAGCTTCACCGATTGGCCATTCTCGTAGCGGGTGGAGCCGTAACCGATGGTCGGAATGTCCCCCTTGGTCGGCACGTATGGTTTCGCGCTGAAATCCTCCGACTTCATCCAAGCGCCGAAGCCGGCCAGGCTGACGGTCAGCGCGGCAACCAGCACGCGGTTACGGCTGTTCGACATCGCAACGCCCCCGGATGGCCTCGATGCGGGCAGCGCTCTCGGCTGATTCGCGGCGGTCGCGGCGAACCTGGAAATAGATATTGGCCAGCAGACCGATGACGGCGACCAGCACGCCGATCAGCCCCACCCAGTTGATCTGCGCAAGCCAGCCCAACGCGCCCGCAAGGGCGCCAGCCAGCGTGGTCTTGTTGGCCACCGAAACGCCCACCACCTCTACCGCCATTCCGGCCCTCTCCGACATAACTCCATCCTCCAAAGGCCGGGGCATCACGCCCCGGCTTCTTGGGCAGGTAGTTTTCGGTACAGCCAGAGAACGGCAAATCCTTACAGGGGGTTCAGTCCAGCGTTGCGCGGGTGCGCTCCAGATCCTCTCGCATCTGCTGCCGCATCGCTTTCGGTGCGGTCTTCGCTATCCGTTCGTCCTTCGATAGCGACATTTCACGGACTCGTCGCATGATGTCTGGCACTCGGATGGCCATTGGCTGGTCAGGGTTTCGTCGATTCCAATCGGCTATTGCTTGCCGCGCGCGCTCAACCTTGCCCTGGTCTTTCTCGAAGATGCCGGCCGCCCACATGCTGCGAATTTCCTGGGCTTTCAAGTTGTAGAAGGCCTTTGCTTTCTGGTTGAGCATGTTGGCCCCTTGGATAGTGGCTACGCTGGCCGGCTGGAAGCCGATGGACTTCATAGCGGCCTCGAGCACGTTGGTGTCGAGCACCTTGTAGCCCTTGGCGTCCCTGTACATGCCAGTGGCCAGCATATCCACGCCTTTGGCCGCATTTCGCACCGCGCCCGGCGACATCTCCAGGATACCGCTGCCGATATCACCTCCCAGCACCTTGCGAGTACCACTCGCTATTCGGCTGGCAAAGTCTCCCATCGGGCCAGCTATTTCCAGGACGTCTCGCGTATGGCTGGTCTTTTCAGTTAGCAGACCGGTTCCGGGTATCAGGTTCCCCATACCCAGCCGGCCCGATACATCGAGCGGAGCCCCAGGCAGCCCGGACACCCCGCGATCAATGAAGTCGGCAAGCACCCGACCGAACAGACTTTCCAGAAACTCCTGTTTGGCCTTCGCGGTAGAAAAGTTATAGCCCATGAGTTGCGCCGCACCGTCGATCAGGTCTTCGGCGTCTTCGGCGAACGGCAAGCCACCGGCGCCGCCGACGAGCAGCAGCATGCCGATCATCAGGGCAGCAGCCTTCCGACCGTCCTTGCGCTCCTGCGAACCAGGCTCACCCTGATTCCACAAGCGATGCATCAGCTCAAGATAGGCCACGCTGTACGTCTTGAAGGTCATCAAGGTGCCGCCGACGGCACCACGCCCCCAGCGCATCTTGCTGGCCTTGGAGTATACGAACTGCGTCTCGCGCACGGCCCGGCGCGCGAACTCATCAGGATTGGCCATGTTCTGCGCTTTGGCGATGCGATACGACGCGATGTAGGTCATGCGGCGGTTGATCTGCTCTGCGGCGCCGAACAACTTGCCCCAGGCCATCGACAGGCGCGCCACGCTGTTGGACGCAAGTGCTCGAGCATCACCCAAGCGCGTCCCGTCCCCCGCGCGCAGCGAGCCGCTGCCGCGGGCCTGCGCCATCAACTGGTGGACCTCCTGCGGGGACACCACCCCATCATCCTCGGCGCGCTTTAATGCCCGGGCCAGGTCCGGCTCGAACTGATAGGACCGATGCGCCATCTGACGTGCTGCACGCCCCAGTTCCGTCGCAGCGCGCTTCACCCCGCAATACTGACTCAGCCAGGGAAAAGTCACTTGGACCGGTTGGGTCATGTTGACGAAGGCAGACGCGACGGAGCCGCCGAGGTACTGTGCAAACAGCAGTCCGCGCACCGCCTGCCCCTCCTCTTGCGGGTTCTTGATGTAGTCGGCCAGCCGTACCGCGGCGTCCTTCAGTTCGCCCTGCGCCTGCGGGATGCCGTTCACAGCCTCGGATAGATCGCCCATGTGCAGGCCGGCGGCGGTTTGCCGCGCATTGGAGTATACGAACGAGGCCAGTACCCGCCCTACGTCCTCGCTATAACCAGCGATGCCCTTTCGGTGAATAAGCCGGCGCATTGCGCTGCGGTTGGTCTTTGTCAGGCGTAGGTAGTCTTGGAAGGCCTGGTCACGCGCGCTATCGCCCTGTGAGTCGAAGCCGAGGGCGTTACCGAATAGTTCCAGCGTTTCCGGTGTGATGCCGGCGAATAGCTTGTACGCTTCCTCGGACAGAGTGCCCTGGCTCACGGTGGCGCCAGGAAACGCGCCACGCATCTGCTCGGCCATTTGGTTGGCCTCGCGCTTCGTCTCGAACAGGCTGAAGTATTCACGCTGACCGTCCGGACCCACCACGTCCACTGTGTACTTGCCGAAGCGCGACAGCGGTGCATAGCCCTCGCCCTGCAACTGGGCGACCTTCTCGGCGCGATCTGTCATGCCGTGTGCCAGGTTCAGCAGGTTCGTGGCGCGTTCCGGCCATGCATCAGCCATCTGCGCCAGGTGGTCGCGCAGTATCGCGGCGCCCTCCTGCGCATCGGCCGCGTCCATCACCTGGTCGCGCAGTTCCTTCACATCCTCGCCGCCGAAGCGCAGCATGTCGGCGCGGGCCATGGTGTCCAGGCTACGGTCGGTGGCGGCGCGGAACTCGCGGTACAGCGCGACCTGAGCATCGTTGAGCTTCCATATGTCGCGCAGCTCAGCGTCGGTCCAGACGATGCCTGCCTTGAGCATCTGCGACTCGTAGCGGCTGTCGATCATCTTGGCGAACTGCTCGGGGCTCAGGCCGCGCCAGGCGCGCAGCAGTCCTTCGGGAATCTTGCCCTGCTTCAGCAGGATGTCCGCCTTCTCGTCGGCCGTCAGACGCATGGCGCGCTCAGCCAGCGAATCGACGCGCACCGGCTTGCCGTCCACGTCGCGCGCCCACATCAGCGTGCCCTCGAATACCGGCTTGGCCACCGCCTTGTTGTCCTCAGCGCCCACCGGGGACTTTGCGATGTCGCGCCAGGTTTCCAGCTTCGGCAGCAGTTTCGGCGCCAGATCAGCCGCATCGCTGGCGTAATAACTCACGTCATCGATAAATCCTTGCGCCGACTCGAAGACCGGTTTGAATGCCGGGGAACGCTCTGCGAGGTTGTACATGGTGCCGATGGTCTTGTGCCACCAGGACAGGCCTCCCGGAGCGCTGAAGGTCTTGTTCAGTTCGGCGGTAGCCTTGCTGGTGAGTTCGCGCAGACCGGAGCGACTGAACTGCGGACCTTCGGGTTCATTCAGGCTTGCGGTCAGCAGCCGCTGGAGTACACTGGCTACGTCTCCTGAACTGGACGAGCCGGAAGGCTGCGCTGCCATCGTGGCATCAGCACCGGATACTCGACGGTTCAGGAGATATTCTTTTGTGGCCACCGAATGCAGATACATGCGCTGCATGTTCGGATCGCGGCGCACCAACACAGTCACGATGTCATCCTTATCGTCGATCACCACCGGCGCCGATACGTAGAAACTCTCCCCCTTCTCATAGTCCGCGCGGTGAACCACCACACCACGCTCCAGCACGTCCTTGACGGCCGCGAACGCCGAGAACTTGTATGGGTTGGCCTTGCCATGCGCCATCGAGTCGCGCACAGCGCGCATATCCAGCAACACGTCGCCCAGGTCCGGGTTCACTGCCTTGCCACCTTGAGACTCGAATAGCTTCGCCGCCCACTCGCGAACCGCAGCGAAGCCCTGTGGTGCTTCATTCCCCTCCAGGATGGCCACCGGCGGGCCTTGCAGCACGCGCGCCTTGCGCATGTCGTCCTGACTCATGGCTAGGCCGTCGCCCCGTACCCGGCCTTCGGCGGCGCTTTCCACACCAGCCATCGCATATCGCACCAGATCGTCCACGCTGATACGGTCAACCGGCAGACCGTGGCGCAGCATCCACTGACGGATGTTGGCCAGGAACCTACGCAGGAAGTCACCCACCTGCTTGCCCAGCGCACTGTCTACCCAGGAAAGGAACCGGCTATCAGCCTCGGCGAACCCCTGCTCTCGCCCTTCAATAACAGCCTGCTCCACGATATACGGAGCGGCCTCCTTCATGTTGCGGCTCTCGCCGGCCTCGATCATGCGGCTGGCCACACGGTCCAGGAAGGTGCGCAGTTCGGCGCTCCGCACGTTGCCGCGATTCATCAGCATGGCGTGGGCAGCCTGGTCGAGATTCTGCCGCTGCTGGCCGTGAACCATTTCGTGAAGCACCACGGCCGGTGCGGTTACCGGATTCAGGTTCGGGCCGACCAGAAAAGTTAGACCTGATCTGGCATCGTAGAAGCCATTGATGCGCCCGCCATCCTCAAACAGTTGAACGGCATCGCTCAGTGCGGTACCGGATTTCCGCGCGTAGGTGTGCGCGATGCGCAACGGGTCGGCGCTGTCGATCATCACCAAGCCACCCCGTTGTCCTTCCTTGCCGCGCTTCAGCATCTTGCGCACAGCCTGGCCCAGGGCTGGGAACTGTAGGTCGAAAGCACGCACCAGGCTTTGCGAGGTCATCGGCGGACGCCCCGTCAGGTTCTGCGGCAACGGGCCATTCTCGATGTCGCGGCCATTGAACGACACCAGCACCTGACTTGCAGGGATGTCCGCCGACTCATCGGGTGCAATGTCCCGGCGCAGGCGCGGCGTCATTTTCAGCCGAGCCTGCGTGTTGCGCGCCTCCACCTCTCCAGCCAAACGACGATAGGTCGCCGCACCAGTCTTGTCGAAGTTGCTGACGAAAGCCCTGGCCGAGCCGCCCATGGCGAAACCTTCCCGGATCTGTATCGCATGCTGGAGTTCGTGCAGGATCGCCGAGGCAACCTCGGTGCGCGGCATGTCCGCCTGAACCTCAACTTGGTTACCAGTGGCGAACCGGCGTAGGCGAGCCAGCGCAGTGACGCCCTCTGGCATCACTGCCACCGGGATACGCTGCAGGTCGGGATATGCAGCGAACAGTTGAGGATGGTTGAGCACATCGCCGACGGTCGGTCGACTGCGCTCGTCGTTGATGGCATTGAGGTGGGCCATATTGATGATGGCGCCAGCAGTCTCACCGGCCACGGCAATGCTGGCCTGATGATCGCTGATTTCGAAGCGCCACTTGCCATCAGCGCTACGGTGCCAACCGGTATCTCGGCGAACGGCCTCGGCGTTTTCGCCAATGGCGATGCGCTGCTGTGCGGTGCTCAGGGCATGCAGGTTGGCGCCGACGGCATTGCGGCCGGCGAACGAGTACTGCACGGGCGGTTGTTCGCCGGGCTGCGGCGCTGGAGACTCTTCGGCTGCCGGCTTATCGATCACCACCATGCGCGCGTTCACGCCGGTATTGACGGGTAGCGCCGGGTCCATAAACGAACCCTCCGGCAGCCGTTCACTGGTGGCGCCCAGGCCGTCCAGCCAGGCGCGGAAGTTCTCGGCGGCCTTGTTGCTCTGGAAGAAGGCGCCTTCGCTCATGACGGCAACCAGGCGGCCGCCGGGCTTCAGCAGGCTGTAGGCGTGCTGTACGTGCTGGATGTCACGCCCCTTGGAGAACGGAGGATTCATGACGATCCGGTCATAGCCGCTGTCCGCACCACGATGCTCGACGCCCACCAGGTCGTCGCGGTCCATGTATTGGCTGCGGCGATCATCTGGCATGCCGCTCTCATCCAGAGGCTGGAAGCGCACCCGGTTGCTACCCAAGCCGCCCTGTCCACGCATCACGCCAAGGGAACCATCGGGCGCGCGAAACACGTCGCCGAAAGTGTAGGAGCTGCGCGGTTGCACATCCATGAAGTCACTACCCACCACGCGGTAGCCCTTGGCTTCCAGAAGCTCGCGGCGCTCGCCGGACAGCTCAATCACGTCAGGGTCCACGCCCGCCTGGTCACGGATCGCATCGGCGATATGGCCCATCCCGGCGGATGGCTCCAGGACAGACATGCCCTCCCCAATCTCAGCGGCGTCCAGCATGGACTCCACCACGGCATCGCTGGTCGGGAAGAAGTCCAGGCCGTCATTGCGACGACCGATCATCGCCCGTTCCATCTGCTTGATCTTATCCGGCTCGGCGGGCGCCTCGCGCAGCGCTGCGAACTCGCGCAGTGCGGAGCGGTACTCGCTGCCGGTGAGGATGCCCATGCTCTCCAGGCGCTTGCGCTTTTCGTGCGCGCTCTCCAGCGCCCACGGAACGGTGATCTTGCTGCCACTGCGCCGGCCCAGGGCCTGCACCAGTTCGCCGCCGAACTCGCCGGACAGCGTGATGCGCTTGTCGCCGTCGCCCTGCCAGAGGCCCAGCTTCATGGCTTCGCTGGGGGCCATGACGATGCGGTTCTGCCCGCGTTTCACCGGAAGCACGATGGCCTTGCCGGTGAGGCCGGAGCGGCGAATGGCACGCTCGGCATCCTCGCGACTCTTAAAGTCGGCGAACTGGTCACCGCGGGTGAAGCGGCTGACGGACAGAAGGTTCTGCTTGGCCCAGTCGGTGTAGGCCTCGGTCACATCGTCGGCGACCTTCTCCAGGCGCGCGGCCAGTTTCTTCAGGCCGTCCACTTCCGCCATCTGGCGCGCCAGGCTCGCCAGGTCGGAGCGCATGGCGGTGTAACTGGGGAATGTGGAGTAGTCCACCGTCTCGGCGTCCACCGGCTCGCCACGGTGTTTCTCCTGCTCGCCATAAGTCGGGTACTTCGCTCGAATTTGCGCGTCCTTCGCATTGCGCAGTTCCCGCGCCAGGAACTCCACTTGCACTTTTTGCCGCACGGTGTCTAGGAACTTCGCCTTGCCGCCTTCGATGGCGGCAGCCAGGTTGTTCATGGTGGCGGCCAGTGCCTTGTCGGCGCGCGCCGAGGCTTCGGCACTGGCGGCCATCCGCGCACGGCGATCGGTGTTCTGCTTGCGTACGCGGCTCAGGGAGTCATCGGCCCGCTCGTTGAGAGCCTGGGCCATGGTGCGCAGCCGCTGGGCGGCGCTCTGGTTGCGGTCATCCTCGAAGGCGTCGCGGCGCGCTTCTGCAACAGCCTGCGCGTCGGCGGTGTCGCCGGTCACCAGTTTGCGGAATGCTTCGGCCGCCTCGCGGGTGCGGAACTGGAAGCCGGGGACGGCACCATTCCCACGGTAACTGCTGTAGCTGCCGCCCAGCCGCTTCGCCGAATTGTTCAGGGTGTCGTAGTCCTCGCGGCTGACGCGCTCGGCCAGTTGCACCACGAAAAGGTCGTGCCCGTGCTTGGTGTGCTTCGTCTCGATGATGTCGCCGGCCGTAGTCTGCCCGGCGCTGGCTACGCGGGTCTTGGCCTTTGCCTTGGCCTGCTCACGCAGGGCCTTGGTGCTCTCAGCCTCCAGTTCGTCGTAGCGAATACGCTGTTCCGGCGTCAGGCGCATGAACGCCTCCCGCACGGATTCCCCGTGCGTCTCCATGTTGTAGCTCACTGCCTGGCGGAACTCGGCGAGGGTCTGCGGGTTGGCGACGGCCTTCTGCTGCGCTGCCCGGCGGGCCTGGACTTCCTGCTGCGCCTCGGCGACCTCGGCGGCGTGCGCCTTGATGTCGTCGTCGGTGATGTTCGCCACCAGTTCGGCCAGCGCGCTGGCCTTGGCCTGGCGGTGCGCTTCGAGGCCAGCAGCCGACATCACGTAGCTGCTTGGGCCGTAGCTGCGGCCCAGCGCAAACTCCTCCAGCACGCGACCGGCCAGGGCATCGACGATCGCTGCCTTCTTCTCGTTGCGGTAGCGGTGGAAGAAGCTGTAGCCGCCTGACTTCAGCAGGTCATCCTTCTTCATAGTGCCCAACTCGGCCACCAGGGCATCGCGGGCGTTCTGCGTACGGTCGAATGCCTGGCGGAACTCGTCGGCGGTCGCCTCCCCACTGCGCACGCGCTGCATGAGGGCTACATGCGCATCGAGCGTCGGGGTTTTCGAATCGCTGGGCTGTGCGGGCTCAGGCTTGGGTGCCTCTGCCGGTTCGGACTGGGGCCGGGCTGCATCCTCGGCGCGCACGAAATCGACCAGTTCACGCACGCGGCGTTTCGACTCCGGTACGCTCATGCCGCGCTCACGGAACAGCGCCGCCAGGTCGAACTTGTCGCTGGTCAGCACGCTGCCATCGGTCGGCGTCAACTTAATGCTGGTCGGGTAGCCATCCTTGCCGAAGTTCACCCCGGCAAGGTGCGCGGCCTTGGTGATCGCCACCGGCTCGCTGCCCTTCTTCCAGGACAGAATCCTGCGCATCAGGCTGCGGTCCCCGTCTTCCTTGCGCTGCGCCTTGTCGGCGCGGGCCTGCTCGGCGGCCTGGCGATCTGCCGCCTTTTCCTCGTCGGTACGGGCGTCCAGGGCCGCCTGGCGCACGCGATCCTGATTGGTCTTCTGCCAGGCCACGAATGTGTCGATGGCGCGGTCGTAGGCGCTGTTGCGCCTGTCCGCCTGCTTGCTGTTCAGTCCAGAACGCCCGACAACATAACCGCTGTAGGTGCCGGCGCGCACGTTCATCAGGCGCCGGTACTGGGCCAGGTAATCGGCCCGCAATTCTCGTGTGGCTTGCTCCACGGCCGCCTGCTGAGCATCGGTGCGTGCCACGACAGCGCCCGCGTCGCGGGCCACGTCGATGTAGGTCTGGAACTCATCCGCATCGGACTTCGCTCGCTGGCTGCTGCTGTTCGAGATACCGGAGTAGCTGGCGGCGGCTTCCTTCAAGGGGAACTCATCGGCGGGTGGGGGCCCCCCTGTTTTGGTA